TACCTCATCGCCCTCCGCGCCGGCGACCTTCTCGCCGCAGACCAAGCCACCGCCGACCTGGCCGGCGTGAAGTTCATCCCGACACCGAGCGCCGCCCCTCCCGCGGCCGAAACGAAAAAGGAATAACGAATGGGCGCAATCCAAATTACGGGGCTCGCCGCAAACGACCCCGTCCCCGGCAGTTATGTGCAGGTCGCGTTTGCTCAGGGCGACGTCAGCATGGGCGGTGGGTCCTACCCGGCGCTCATCATGGCCAGCAAGACGTCCGCGGGTTCGGCCACCGCCGACACCATGATTTATGGTCCGACGTCGAACCCGCCCCTGTCGACGGAAGCGGACGCCATCGCCCTGTTCGGTCCTGGATCTCCCGCCCATCGCATGTGGCAAAGCTTCGTCAGCGTCAACAAGACGACGCCCGTTTATGTGATTTGCCCAAGCGAAGCCGCAACCGGAACGGCCGCCACGGGCACCATCACCATCACGGGCACGGCAAGTGGCGCGGGCACGCTTCGCGCCTACGTCGGAGAAAAGTTTGTCGAGGTGTCCGTTTCGACGAACGACACGCCCACGGTCATTGCAGCCGCGCTGGTTTCCGCCATCTCCGCGCAAACAAGTTGGGCCGTAACGGCCACGGCTTCCGCCGGCGTCGTCACGCTGACGGCGAAGGTCAAAAACAAGGGTCAGGAATGGGGCCGGTACAGCGCCACCATTAGCAGCGGCATCACCACCACGGTCACGCCGACGGTCTCGACGAAGATGACGACGGGCACGGGCATCGCTCTTGATTACACAAGCGCGCTCGCAACCATTTCCCCGCTTCGATTCTATTACATTATTCCCGAGGAAACCGCGGGCCTTGGCGCGACATCCACGGCCCTTAGCGCACTCCAATCCCAGATTGATTCCTCCGCGCTTCCTCTTACGGGCATCCGTCAGCGCATGTTCGTGGGTGCGGTCGATTCCTCCCTCACTACGAACCTGTCGGCCAATCTCAACAGCCCCCGCGCCGAAGTCATTTGGAGCCCGGACAGCGACCGTCGCCCCGAGGAACTCGCCGCGTACACCGCCGGGGTGTACTCCCTCGAAGAACAGGGACTCTCCCCGCGCTGCAACTTCAGTGGCTACGGCCTTGATACGCAGACCCAAATCACCTGGAACGTTCAGCCGCCGCGCAAGGGCACGGCTCCGACCAGGTCGGCGCAAGTCGCCGCCCTCAACGCTGGCATCACGCCCATCGGCGTCACGCTGTCGGGTCGCACGTACATCATCAAGCGTGTCACGACCAAGTACCAAACCAACAGCCTGACCGACTACCGCATCCGTGACGCGCACAAGGTCACGATCATGGACAGATTTGCCGACGATTTGCAGGCGAAGCTTGTCCTGCAATTCTCGGGTTTGAAAATCGGAAACGACCCGGCGCAAGGACAACGTACGCCTGGGCCGGACGTCGTGACGCCGAAGATTGTTCGTGCCGCCGTCATCAAATTGCTTCGCGACTACGAAGCCCTCGACCTCGTCGAGAACGTCGACGCGAGCATCACGGCCCTCATCGTTCAACGCGAAAGCGTGCCCACAACCCGCATGGGCATTCGCTTGCCCATCGACGTCATCGACATCTGCGACCAGTTCGCCTCAGCCCTCGACCAGGTGGCCTAATGAGCACGCAACTTTACACGCTCGCGGAAGTGTATTGGAACGGTCGTAAGCTCGCCGAAGAGGCCAGCGTAAAGGTCGCTCGCGATAGCAAAGCGCAGGTCGTTGCGACCGTCGCTCGCGGCTTCGCCGGCATGTCTCCTGGCGCAAAGGACATCTCCATTAGCGTCGAGAACGCTGTTCCCGCCGCCGACTTCGAGCTGAACCCAGGAGAATACATTGATGGCCTCGTCGCCGGGGAAATCACCGTGTTCGCTGCCGGAAAAACACTTTCGTCCAAAGGTTTCATCATCAAGGACGACTTTTCTCACGCCGTAAATAGCGAAGCGAAGCTGTCCTTCGACTTCGTCGGCGAGTTTGCCGACTGGAGCTAAGTTTTCGATGCCGTTCCCGCCCAAGGACGTCGCCGCGTCCGACCTCTTCATCCGACTCACAAGCACAGAGCGACCTCATCGCATCGTCGATATTCCTCGGAAGGGACCCGACGGCGAACCCATCGCCCAGGTGGCCTTGGTCGTTCTCACGCAAGAGGAAATGAACGCGGCGGCGGCCGAAGCGGAGCGGCGCACGCGCAAACTGCTTGGGCAGGATATTCCCAAAAAAGAGGAAGCCCAAGCGGGCTACCTTGACGTTTACAATAACCTCGCGGCGATCGAAGTCTTGTTCCGGGCATGCCGTACGACGGAGGACCCGAAGAAACCCGCATTTCGCACGCCGCAGGAGATTCAATCCTCGCTGACGAGCGACGAGGTCGGCGTGCTCTATCACGCTTACCTTACTGTTCAACAGGAGCTCGGCCCCATCGTCGCTACGATGACCGAGATGGAAATAGAGTCGTGGATTCGGGTGCTCGCCGAGGGGGGCACCGCCGACCCTTTAGGGCTTCTCTCCTGGGGCGCTTTGACGACCCTGGTCCGTTCTATGGCGACGCTATTGCACGACTTACTGACGGACAAATCCTCGCATGGATCGCCTGCCGAAAGCGATTCGCCGCAAGCTGACGACGCCTTGGCGCAAGCGACTTAGATCCGCTTGTTCTTTCTAACGCTCGGACCTATCGCCCAAGAGAAACGTGGCAAACCCTATTCGCGTTGACTTTCAAGTCGGAGGCATCAAGGACGTTCTCGAAGCGTTCAACTCCGTCACGCAAGCCGCCAAGCGATACGAACGCGAACAGAATAAACTTTCCAATACGCGCAACCGAGCCGCGAAAGAAGACGCCGCAACGACGCAGGCTCAAGAGCGCACCAAGACGAGTGCGACGGAGCGCGGAGAGCGTCAGCGTTCAAGAGAGCGTGAGTCCGCTCTCAAGTACGTGGCGAACCTTCGCAATCGCTACTTTGAACAGCAGCAACGCCAGGAAGAGAAAGCGGCACGAGAGTCTGAGCGCACCCACCAACGCTCCCTCGATTACGTGGCGAACCTTCGCCGCCGCTACTTTGAACAGCAGCAACGCGAGGAAGAGCGAGCCGAGCAAAAAAGACTAAGGACCATTGAAAGGTCAAATCGACAAGCCGAGTCGCTTGCTCGCGCCAGCGCGGAAAGGACGGAAGCCAACCGCCGCCGCATCGCTGGCAGTGTAGCGTCGACCGTAACCTCGTCGGTTGGCTCGGGTGTGACCCGTTTGATGGGCGCCGCGAGCATGGTCACGGGCATCATGGGCGGCTTCACTCTCGCCGACTCGGCTCAGCGTGGGCTCGACACTCGGGGCGCCGCCGCGGACTTGGCGAACCAGTCCGGGCGAAAGGTCGCCGCCTCCGATATTCTTGCAAACGCCTCTCGCGTAGGGACTCAGTTTGGGGCCGACACGATGAGCGTCATCGGCGGTCTTGATGCCTTTGTCGCTAAGAGCGGTGACGTGCAAGCGGGCATGCAAGGCTTAGCTCAACTCGTCGAACTTGCCACGGCCACGGGCGCGGACCTTCGAGAGCTTTCGCAAACCGCCGGCATTATCCACATGGGCACGGGCAACATGGCCGAGACCATGAGGCAGATGCGCGTTCTTGCCGGCGCAGGCCGCGAGGGCTCCGTCGATATGCGCGAGCTGTCGCAATACGCAGGCCGAATTAGCTCTGGAGCTAATCAGTTTGTTTCCAAGGGCGCGGCCTTCTCGCAACTCTCGGCTGTTGTCCAGCAAGCCGCCGCAACGGGCGGAGCAACGGCCGCTCCCGAAGCGACCGAAGCGGTGACGAGGCTATCCACCGACGTCATTGAGCATCGAGCGAGGTTTGATTCCCTCGGCATCAAAACCGTGGACAAGTCGGGCAAATACCTTCTCGACCCCAAAGAGATTATCAAGGAAAGCATCATCAAGACGAAGGGCGACTCAAGTCTTCTTCTCGAGCTTTTCGGCAAGCAATCCATTCGCGCCGTCGCAGGCTTTCAAGACATCTACAACCGAGCGGGCGGAGGCCAGGCGGGCGAGGAGGCTATGGAAGCAGCCTTCCGCAAATTCGAGAAGGCGGAGCTATCTGAGGTCACCGTGCGGCAAGACGCCGCATCTCGGATGCAGGAGGCTGATAAGCAGTTCGCCGCCGTCATGAACGAGCTTCGCGAGAAGGTTGCCGCGGAACTCATCCCCGTTTTGATTCAACTCGCCCCTCAAATCAGGGAGTTGATTCCGGCTTTCGTCGACTTGGTCAAAGCCGGCGTCGACTTCGCCACCTGGCTCAAAGATAATCCCCTCAAAGGCATAGGCGCCATCATGGCCGCCCAGGTCACAGCCGACCTTGCCGCAGCGGGGCTAGGCCAAGTCATCACAAGCGGCCTCACAGCGGTCTTCGCTCGCCTTGGTGGCTCCGTCGCGACGGCGGGCGCAGGCGTTGCCGCCGCAGGGGCGGGAGCTACCGCAGGCGCGGCGGCGCTTACGGCGGGTGTTGTACTCTCGGCAGGCATGGCGGCGGGAGGATATTACCTGAGCCAAGCATCCGACGATCAAGTCACACGGATGAAGGAAGCGCAGGCCGATGCGTCTGAGCTCTCTGCCCTCAAAAAAGATACAGCGGGCCTTTTTGGTCGTTTGCAGGACACGAAGAACACGGTCTCCGACCCGATTCTGAATCACATGCAGACGGGCGAGATTCAGGCGCAAATTGACGCCAAGCTCAAGCGCGTCCAAGAGCTTACGCAGCGGGCGACAGCACGCAAAGAAAAGTCCGAAAACTACGTCGAAAAGACGATGCTTGGCGCCATCGGGCAGGGCGACGTCTACAAATCGAAGGTCGCTTCGGAAAACCGATTGAACGATCCCCTTCTCGCCGAATTGAACGCGACGATGAAAAAGTTTGTCGATGGCCTGTCGCAACTAAACGGCAATCAAAGCGGCGGCTCCCCTCCGTCCATGCTTCGCCCAGAAACCACCGTCTCTTTGAGTAGCCCGGCCCGAGCTAGTCAGTAAGCCATGCCTGACTTCTTCACCTCAAAACTTCGTGAGGCGACGTTCCGGGATATCTCCTTCCCAGTATCTTCGTTTCAGCTCGGCTTCTCGCAAGATATCGCGCAACACAAGCGCCCGGATCAGGACGGGGCCTTTATCGAGGCGACGGGCCGAAACCCGCTGACGTTCCAAGCCACGATTCCTTTCGTTTTCGGCCTTGCGAAAGGTTCCAACGAAACTTGGAAAAACCTCTATCCAGAGCAACATGCCAAATTTCTCGCCGCCATGGCGGACCGACGCAAGGGAAAGCTCGTCCACCCAAGTTTCGGCGAAGTCATCGTCAAGCCGGTATCGTGCCAGAGCACGCTGACGCCAGAACGACGAAACGGAGAGACGGTCTCGGCGGATTGGATCGAAGCGAACGAAACCGAAGAGGATAGCGATAACCTCTTTGGCCGGAAGCTTTTCGCGGAAGGCTCCGCCAACGCGCTAGCGCTTGACGAATTGCTTTCGAACAGACCGCTCATCAAGAAAGCCGACCCCGACCCTCGCATCTCGCTTTCCGAGGCGTTCAATCGCCTCGTTGCCGTTTTTGATACAGCATCGCTTCTCGTTCGCCGGGGTCTCGCCGAAATCGACCGTTTGGCTTATCGCCTCGATACGCTTCACCGTGCCGTGTCCAGCTTGGCCGACCCAAAAAACTGGGACGTTCGCCAGCGCATCTCCCGCCTTGTTCAGTCGGTCGAAAAGATTCGGAGGCTTGGCATGGGCAACGGTCAAATCAGCTTTTACATCGTGCCGAAAACCAAGACCGTGGCCCAACTTGCGACAGACCTCGGAACGTCAACCCGCGAGCTTATCGAATTGAACCCCTTTCTCTCTTCTCGTCTCGTCGTCGAGCGCGGCGAAGCCGTCCGGCGATTCAAGCGAAGCTAATCCGCCTTTCCCATGGTCGCCGACTTGGACGAATGCGTGGTCTATCTCTTAGATCACAACAAACCACTTTCTTCGTGGACGTCTTACAGCTTCGTCAGCGACTTTCTCACGCCGACCGATTCCTTTCACTTCACGATGGCCGCCCCGGAGCTCGTTGATACCGTCTCGCGGAGCGTTCGCGAAGGCCTGCACGTCACGCTTCGGGTCAATAAGCAGACGATTTGCACTGGCGTCATCGACGAGGTCGCCATGGGGGCCGATCGCGATTCCGGAACGATTTTCGAGTGCAATGGACGAGATATCCTAGGGGACGTTGTCGACGGTACGGTCAGCCCGTATCTCAAATTTTCGCCCCAAGACACTCTGGCCAAAGTCATCGAACAGGTGATGGGTCCGTACGGCGTTCGCACCATCGTCGAGGATACGGCCGCAAATCGGTCCCTTCGGGTCGGAAATAAGTTCGGCGAACAGAAAGTGCAGCCTTCGACGAAGGCGGCAAGCGCGTCGACAAAGCGCATTCCCGTCACGAAGAAATCTCTTCTAAGTCGAGGACAAGGAAGCAGCGCCGGCAAACCGACGCAGCGATTTCTCAACTTCGAGGCGAAGCCCTACCCTAGCGAGGGCGCTTACGAGTTCGTTCACCGCCTTGCCAAGCGTGCCGGTCTCCACGTTTGGGCTCAGGCCAACGGCGGAGGCGTCGTCGTCGGAAAGCCGGACTACACGCAAGAGAGTTCCTTCCAGCTCACTCGCCGCGTTTCCGGTACCAAAGGCAGCAACCGAGGGGGAGCGAACAATATCCTCTCGGGCTTCGTGAAATACAGCCGGACAAACCAACCAAGCGTCATCATCGCAGGCGGGAAAGCCGGAGGGGGCGAGTTTCAGCGCTCGACGATGCGCGTTCTCTTCGTCAACGAGCTTATAGCTCGGCAAGCGAACGGCAACATCGTCAAAGGAGTTCAGGAGTTTATCGAAAAATGGGCCGCTGGTGACAGCGCTCCGTCCGACCCCAAAAAGCTGGCCGAATACCTGAAGAAGTCAAACAAGGCGTACGTCATCACGGACGAAGATTTCGAAGGCGAAGGCGACATCCCGCAATCGCTTACGCCCTACCCGCTTTGTCGTCCGCTCTATCTCGTCGACCAAGAGAGCAACAACCTCGAACAGCTTATCAACTTCACCAAGCGCGAGATGGCCACCCGTCAGATGCAAGCGCTCGAAGTTCGATACGAAGTCGCCGGTCACTCTCAGGACGGCAAGATTTGGGCAACCGATACGATGGTCGACGTCGAGGACGACGTGGCCAATCTTTACGAACGGCTTTGGGTCAAGTCCGTCACGTTCACCAAGTCCCGAGGCCAAGGCACCCGCACAAGCCTCACGTTGATTCGACCTAACACCCTCCGGCTCTAATGGCAGCACCTTCTCTCGGCGCACTTTGGGACCGCGGCATTGCGATTCTCAACACGCTTCGCAACGCCAAGACCAACACGATGACGGCGAACCTCGGGGACGACGAGGGCAACATCACCGAAAGTTCGGGCGCCGAATGGTGGCAACACATCGGCTTTGCAAGTCGCCCCTCGAAGGTTTCCCCAGAGCTCAAAGATAGGCAAAAGAGCGGCGGCCCCCAAGCCGTCATTCTTCGCGGGAGTGACAGAGATTGTGTCATTGCCTCTCGCGATACGCGGTGCCATTCCCTTTACGGAAGCCTCGACTACGGAGAGACCTGCGTATTTGGCTCGGGCGAAGACGGCAAAGCCCAAGGGCGCATGGTCATCAAAAAAGATGGCTCGGTGTTTCTTTACACACGCGCCGGCAACGCGACGGACGGCAACGGGATGACCGTATCGCTCGACGCCACGAACAACCAAGTGAGCCTTCTCAACGGCAAAGGCTACGGCATTATCATCAACGAAGACGGCATCACGCTGACGGCTGGGGATGCCGCTATCGAAATCAAAAGCAGCGGGGGCATCAATATCACCGCCACGAAGACGGCGTGCATTGACGGCAACACCATCGCTTTGGGAGCGGCGGCCTTACCACTTCCGGCATTCTTTGCGATTCGTGGCCCCACAGGCGTATCAGGCGCTCCGAGCACAAAGGTCTTGATGGAATGAGTTGCGGATTTGCTCCCATCAAGTTGTCCGGCTTCGACATCGACCTTGATGCCATCTTAGGCGCGTTCGGTAAGCCTGGATTTTCTGTATCGCTGGACATCGACTTTCCATCTTTCGACGAGTCGATGAGTTTTCCAAAAGTGAAGATGCCCGGCTTCGACATCGACCTTGATGCCATCTTAGGCGTGTTCGGCAAGCCTGGATTTTCTGTGTCACTTGACATCGACTTTCCATCCTTCGACGAGTCGATGAGTTTTCCAAAGGTGAAGATGCCCGGCTTCGACATCGACCTTGATGCCATCTTAGGCGCGTTCGGTAAGCCTGGATTTAGCATCTCTCTATCGCTTCCAAATCCGAAGTGCCCGTTGGAGTGACGTAAATGGCTCTGGACAAATCATCCCTTGCCACGGCTCTGATAGCAGCCGCGCAAACACAGGACGATGCGGGGAAGGCCGTCTGGACAGCGATAGCTTCCGCCATTGATACGTATATTAAAACGGCCACCGTAAGCGTGACGCTAAACGGCGGAACCCTTGCCACAGGGGTTATGTCGGGACCGTCTACGGCCCCTGTAACGGGCACGGGTACAGGGACCATCTCGTGACCGGAGCAGGCCTCACAAGCGCAGGAGCCTTTCCGGCAGGCTTCGGCTCCGTTTCGACCAACGAGCGCGACACGTCCAAGATTTTCGAAAACGAGACGGGCGATCAATTTGGCGCACGCTACATCGACCCGGTCACGCGCCAATACAGCTTTCAATCCTCTGGCCGCATGAAGGGCATGTCGAGCGTTGCGCAACTCGTCGAGCTTGCGTTCCTGACAACGAGGTCGAGCAGCGTTCTGCCAAATTTCGGCCTTGAGCCCCACAGAGGGGTCATCGGGTCAAACTTCGAGGCCACCCGAAAGCAGGCCATCGAACAGGCCCTGAGCTACCTCACAGGTCAAGGCTTTATCGAAATCGTCAGCATTGACGTTGATGTCAAATCCCGTCCTGTCACGGCGCTCGTTCGTTGGCGAGACCTTACGACGTCCGAATCATCCGTAACCGAAACACGAGTGTAATGGTCGACTTTACCGTCAAAACCGCCGAAGAAATCCGCGACGACATTCTTCGCACGTACGAAGCGGGACTCTTGCGAATCGGTGTTCCGAACCCGAACGTAGGACCTGGGAGCGACCTATACATCTTGGCCCAAGCCATCGGCAACCAGCTTGAGGTTGCCATGGCAAACTGCCAGGTGCAGGCGGACAATCTCCTGCCCGATACCGCAACAGACGAAGCCATTTCGCGATGGCTAGACATCTACGGGCTATCTTTGCGCGAAGCTGCCGGCGCTCGCGGCTCGGTCATCTTCGAAACGACAGCGACGACCTACGTCTCACTCTACACCGAACTCGTTGACGATATCGGTCTTCGATACCGTGTCACGGTTGCCGGTTACTATTCGGACAATAGTTCGATTCCCATCGAAGCCATCGACACGGGCGCGGACACGAACCACGAATCGGGTGATGTCCTTCGCTGGGTCTCCCCTCCGCCGTTTGCCTCTCAAACCGTGACTGTCGCTACGGGCGACCTTACGGGCGGCGTCGACGAAGAGACTC